ATGAATGAAGATAAATTAAATATTTTCGAAAAAATTGTATATGGACTGGTTATTGCTTCTTTATTCGTGTGGGCATTTTCCCCAGAAGCTATTAAAGGGATTATAAAGATTATTAGTTTTCTTTTGTTGACTACTGGATTCATTATTTCTGGCTTTTTGAAACGGGAAGAAAAACTTTTTATCATTATCCTTGCTATAGCTTGGATTGTAATGGTCGCCGGTATCTTTTAATATTAAATCACTCCATGGATTCCAATACTTATTGAGCGGCCCTCTGTCAGAGGGCCTTTTCATTATTTCAGTAGCTTTTCAATTTTCGCTTTAGTCTTAGGCTCGTAAATACCGTCGGCAAACAGTCTTATTTAACACGGATCTTTTGTCCAGCATAAATCTTGTTTGCATTCTTGATGCCATTCCAATTCTGCAGCGTCTTGATTGATGTGTTGAATCTTTTGGAGATTCCGGATAAAGTATCGCCGGATTTGATTGTGTAATACTGTTTTTTATTCGATGCTGTTGAAGCACTGCTGCTAATCTTTAATTTTTGGCCAACATAAATTTTATTAGGATCTTTAATATTATTCAAACTCTGAAGAGCTTTGACAGTCGTGTTGTATTTCTTCGCGATAACTGAAAGTGCATCCCCTTTTTTAACAGTGTAAACTGTCTCCGTTTTAACTGGCTTTTTGTTTGAAACAGGTTTTACAGTAGCAGCTTTTTCAGTTTTCACGGAAACCTGTGCCCTTAACCCGTCACGATAACAAATATTCATATCAACATTCCCAGAAATACCAGCGACCCTTCCACAATCAGAATACTGCCAGATATCTGCATCCCGGCCAAGTTTACTGCTGTAACGAGCAACCCATAATGCAAAAGGCTTCAGTTTAGATTCATCAAGACAGTTCTCAAGAAAGGATTTTCCGCTGTAAATCATAGTGTAATAGCCGGCCTTTTCAATCTCTCGTAAGAAGGCAATTGCTGCATCTGTCAATACTGATTTACTGACATTCCGCTGATTGACTTCAAGATCAAGCACAAGCGGATATGTGAGACGGACCTTATTAACAACTGACAGAAAAAACTTGGCTTCTGCCAATGCTTCTGACTTGGAACCGAATCTTGCAAAGTGGTAGGCTCCCGTTTTAATCCCCACAGCGTTAGCACCTGAAACATTCGTTTCAAATTTATTGTCCTTTAATGTTGTCCCTTCTGTTGCTTTGATAAAGGCGAATTTAATACCGTCCCCCGCAACTTTCTTCCAATTGATATTACCTTGCCAGTGTGATACGTCGATTCCTTTGATTCCCATAATAATAATCCTCCTTTAAATTATTAAAAGGCTGCCAGACGGCAACCTCATTTTGTTAATCCCTTTTGTTTCAAAGTCTCTTTCTGCAACTTTCCTTTGCTTGTGACGTAGTTGTTTTTATACCAAGCCACCACAGACGTAATGATGGTGAATGCTGCGGAGCCGGCCAAATACAGAGCATCGGCCAACGTATTAACCTGGTCCTCACTAATCGGCAAAGCTGCCTTACCAAACATGATCAATGTCTGGTTTACCAATGCAATAAAAAGAAGCACCGTCCGGACGACCGTGCCTTTGTCTAAGTTTTTCATATTGTGTTTTCCTCCTTATTTTTGCAGTAGATTATAAAATACAGCGATTGCACCGCCGATGATACCGGTGCTGACCGCTGTAATGATCGCGCCGGTGATGCTGCGCTTAATCCAAGTTGTGTTTTCCTCGATCTTGTTCAATTTTTCATTAATTGATATAATCTGCTGATCATGACGGTCAGTCGTTCTTTCGAGGTTAGTGATCCGCTGATCTTGTGTTCTTTGATCTGCTTTGATTTCTGCGATTTCTTTTTGTAAAACATCATAATCATTTGGTTGTGTCATGTCCTGAAATCCTCCTGTTCTCACATCGTTTTCACCTCCTTTGAGGCAAAATAAAAACACCCTTATTGGGTGCTTGGCATTCCTAAATCCACACAGACGGCGGGTTTGTCATAGCTCCGGCCTGTTATTTTTTCATATTCTGCCGGGGTAATATGCCCCCAATCTACGTAATCTCTCATGATTGAGTCATCATCATAACAACCCCAATCATAAAACTGCTTAATAGCCGCAAAGTCTGGATACATCATGAGGAACCATCACCTTTCAATGATGCAACTTCTTTTTGAAGACGGGCCAATTGATAAGAGAGTAAAGCGTTTTGCTTTTTTAGTAGCTCAATTTCACTCGCTTCAGGCTCCGGAGGCTGCAAGCTTTCAATATACTCTTTTGTAGCCGTCTCCTTCCACACCTTTTCGTCCGGATAAAACTTCGGAAGATATAAACCAGGGTCAAAAGGAATGTCTGTCCATCCATCCGGAATTTCATAGTTCCCTTTATCATCAGGCTGAATGATATCATTATCAATCAACAAGAACGTCTCTTTGTCATATTTAAAAATGTTTTTCATGACTTATCTCTCCTACAGGGGAATAATTTCGTCCAAACCATAAGAAGTTATGTTGTCGGACTTATCAGCGATTTGCCCCTCCAGCCTCATATTTCCGTTTGTTTCGATATACAATTTGGTCATCCCTGTTGTACCGAATATAGGAACAAGTCTACTGCGGAGCTGGTCAGGTCTATAAGAAGCTGGTAGCGTCCCAAAGATCACGCCTCTATTGGTAATGATTTCGCCTTTTAAACACAGAAAACCGCCAACCACCGCACACATAACTTTTCTACCCCCATGTTTCGCACCGTTTTTTAAAGGAACTTCAGTCCAGACGGGTTCAAAGTCAGTAGAAGTTAATATTCTTTTCCAACCCCTAAAGTCACCATTTGTATGGATGGTCGCGAACCACATCTTATTGTGGTAACTTGCTGTGGCTATAATTGTTTTTCTTCCAGAGTTTCCATCCATAATGTCATAATTGAACCATCCAACATTATCAGGTTCAGGGTTATTAAGTAGTCTATTATTGACACCGTAATAAAAACCAGGCGGCAAAGTTAATAAATCAGTACCATCAGGAATAAGATTTCGCACACCATTATCTTGTGTCAATTTATATAGTTGAGAATTGTTCCATTTGGTACGTTCGTCAGTCGTCACATGAATTGTCTTATTATTTGCATGAGACTTAGCCCGGGACTCCGCCTCATTCCATTTATCCCGCTCCGCTGCCGTGATATGAATATCCGTATTTTTGGCATGAATGTCTGTGTATTCCTTTGCGCTTACTGCCGCTTTGTCAGTGTATTCTTTCGCGCTCGCTTCAGCTTTGTCGGTGTATTCCTTTGCATTCGCTTCAGCCTTATTCGCCTTTTCCGTCGCCCCGTCTTTTGTTTCAATATTTTCAAACTCCGCAAATTTTGCTTTGATCTCTTCAAGAGTTTGGCTAATTTGATCCCTGAACGCTTCCACATCATCGATGTAATATTCTGCGACCGGAATAATGTTCTGATCCTCAAGCGTTTTTGCAATGGAGAAAGTGAAAAATACTGTCGCGAGCGCCTGGCCGTTTGTGTAATAAAGCTTGATTTCGGCCTTAACTTCGCCGTAGTGTTTGAGTTCTTCGTCAGACAAAACATATTCGGCTTTCCCGTTTACCTTGTCCGTCAGCGTCAAGCTGCGTTTATAAAACGAGTCATCCGCATACAGAAGGACAATTTTGGCGTCTACGGCCGAAAGGGGCAATGGAACGCCGTCTTTTGTAAAAGAAAAGGACAGCTTTGCGCTGCCCGTATCCTGGGTAAAAAATTGGATATTGGTTGATTGTGCGCTCGATTTCCGCGCGTTTATATCAAGTGATATACCACCTTGTTTATAAATCATCAATAAGCCTCCTTTACAGCTGCGGATACATAAAGACCAGGGCGACACCATATCCTTTTTGATGAGAGTAAGGCTGCTTAATACGCATCACATAAAAGCCTGTTCCGTCTTCTGATTTAGTGCCAATGCCGCCTGTGGGCACGATGCTGTCTCCTGCGTGGACCGTATCATCAATCCTGACATAGACCTGGCCGACCAGCCCCACAACATGCCACTCGTCCCGCTCTTCCCGCGGAATATATTCTACATCCGGATCGTAATGTGGATTTTCTTTCGGAACGAGTTCTTTTTGAATTACCACATTACCGTCTTTGTCTTCTGATTCAACGTAGATTTCTTCATAGATAATTCCGCCGAACTCATTTCTTAAATAGCGATCATTCCAATAAAAAGCTGCGCCGCCCATAATGACGCCGGCCGTCTCTGAAATAACGCCTAAAACCTTTTCACCTTTTTCTGCTTTCCTAATTTTATCGCCGTCCAACGTCACCAGGTAACCGGAATCAATCTTGCTGCCGTCTTTGGATTCAAAGTATTCAGCCAAGTCCTTTAAGTCAGAAACACTTTCAATACGACCGGTGCCTAAAACATTCCCAGCCTTTGCGTTTAGCTCTACCTTTTTATTTGAAGCCGATGGATTCCCGGTGCCGTATCCAAGCGCCACCGTATAGCTCTTATTGTTTATGACAGCTTGTGAGGATAAAATTGTTCTGGATACTCCATCCCCCTCAATCCTGACATTATTTGATGATCCGATGACAGACCGGCTTCCGTCTTTTGTTGCGGTCGATCTATCAGAAGAACCGAGCACCACATTCCGCGTACCTTGTGCTTTACATCCGCCGGTTGATCCAATGACAGATGAAGCCTCTCCGGAAGCGACAGGATCACCGGAAGAAGCCGCAATAAAACCGGTCTCTGAGGTCGCATATCCTGAAGTTGTGGCAACCCTCGTCCCGCCTTTCAAGTTGTTTGGCACATATTTATACTTTTGACCTTTAATCATTGCCGCGTAATCATAACCCTCCGCATAAACACCCACAATATTGGCTTGGCTGTTTGGTGAGGTGATACCGTAAGCACCCTTGTCCCCTGTCATGATTCCATTGTTGATATTAACGTTATATACTTTCCCGCCAATCACAATGCCGCTTTTAGCAGATTTATAGAACGTAAAGTTTGAAATGTTGACATTATCAGTACGCTGGTCGCCTCCAAAAAGACGAATATCCGCTTCAGCTTTTTTAAACCCGCGTACTTGAATCCCATTGAGTGAGATGTTTCGGCTGCGATATTGCAATGCGATTGCCGGATAGTTTTTATAATCGTATGAAGGATCACCGATAGCTGTAAAGCCGCTTACCACGACATTTTTATAGGCAGAAATGACAAGCGCACGCGGTGAAAGGTCTTTATACAAGGAATTAAATACCGGTTCAATCGCCGTACAATCTGTTAATGTGACACCGTAAGCTGTCGTGCTTTCAGGGTCAGATGCTAAATGATGGCCGATGTGACGGATATCGTAGGATCGCACATCGCGATAAGACACATGACCGATAACATGGACATTTTGAGCAGCCGGCCATTTGGCATGAGCTTTTACCTCCACGCCCCTGACGTTTCCTTCAGAATAGCAATTCAGTATCCAGGCGTGCTTTGAACCGTCGTCAATTTCAATACCGTTGGAATTGGACTCCCCCTGTTTATGAGCTTTGCCGCTTGGATAAACACAATGTGAATTGGAGATGAAAATATATTCACTGTAATGTGTGGTAATCCCGTCATCCCCATATCCATAGGCAACACAATTATCAAGCCATATATAACGGCTCCCGTTCTTCGTATAATCGGTTGTTGGCAAATGATCATAAGTAGGAGCTGTAATATCAAAACCGTGCAGCCCTGGGTTTATCGCCTCAACATCTTTCACCCAGCCATATTTCACATTGGCAAGTGTTAAGCAGCTGGAATGTTGCCCGCCAGTCGCCCGAACTCCACCTTGTCTATTCGGGTTCCAATCAAGCGACATCCCCTGCACAAAAATATTTCTATTCCCCTTCTCATAGTCTGCATTTGTAATCACCCATTCACTGGCGGGCGTATCCTCATGAAGCTTGATGGTCGTGATACCTTTTCCCTTTCCATTCAAGTACGTCCAGGATGGGAGCTTGATGCCTTTCACAATATAAGTCCCGGCACTTAACTCAATTCGCACCCGGCCATTCCCTAAAGCCTTTTTGAAAGCCTCAGTGCTGTCGGTTTTTCCGTCCGGAACGGCCCCAAAGTCATCTACATACACAGTGCGCTTTATTTTTTGTGCGAGTCTATTAAATTCTAAGTCCAGGCGATCTTTCAATGTTTGAGCAATTTCTCCGTCAGTTGTCACCCGGGCGTCCACTACTTCTTTGACATCTGAACCGTCGTGATTTGTGACTAGGTTGGCAAAGCGTGCTGATAAATTTTTCAGACGGTTTCCAACAGTAAAGCCGCCGTGGTCGATTTGTTCCGACGTGTGGGCGGCTCTGGAAGACTCATGTCTTTTCAAATTATAATCGTGATTATTCAAGGCATTTTCTATGGATTGCATATCTTCACTTAGCTGGGATTCATAAAGTGAATTACGGGTTTTATTGTAGTGCTTAATCAGCCGCAACATGTCCATCACTCCCTTTTTGGCAAAATAAAAAAACGCCTACCTGAGCGTTTTAAAAAGCTGGTCAATATATCGTTTTTGATCTCTAAGCCTTTTCGCTTGATCCACATTTATGCTTTGGATATCTTTGCGGAAGTTCGCAAACGTCAATTTTGGGCTGCTGTATGGGTTCAACGGATTGTACTGAATTGAAATCAGCCGAACATCGTCTTCAAACATGATCCCTGATGCTGTAACAGCCAAGACATGGATGGTGTCGCCTTTCCAGAAATCTTGCTCGATCTCTAAAAGCTTCGGCTCATAGATTTTTTGGAAATCAGCTTCTACCGTCATTTCCGGATATGGATTCACATGCCTTTTTAATGCAGAAATCATACTGCTGGCTTTTTTATAGCGCTCATCCCTGATCGGTTCAGCCCAGCGTGGCTTCCCTTCAATCAAGAATTTCTTTTCGTCTGGATGAATGTATAAAATAGGCTCAAACTCGTACTGAGGGTTTTTGTCATCAGTACTGCTCCCCTTTTTTAAGGCCCCGTATCCCCAGGCACGTGTTGTACTGTTTTGCGAGTTTGTTGTAATTGAAATGCCGGGCATATTATAGCGCGAATCTAGGGTGAAATTAATCCGTTTCCCCATCTTTTTGTAGATATAAATTTTGTAATTATCCACGTCTATTTCAATCCCATAATCCTCAATGATTTCATCCATTAGCTCTGTCGAGTTTTTATCACCGAAATTTTCTTGATCTGCTGATTCAAATTCACTCTCCGGCGTCTTAAAAATATATTTGAAGTCTGTATTCTTCAGAGCAAAATCAAGCGCATCTCTCAATCTTAATTTCTTTGATACAGTTTCATGAATCCTGTTGTTAATAAGCAGCACAGTGAATATGTGGCTTGCTGTAACGGTTTTACTTATGACATTTTTCTCTTGATGAAGTTGGACACCCGTAATGTAATATTTTTGGTGATTGAATTTTTTCTCGTCCAAATAAAGAATATTGTCATCCACCAATAAATCAAATTCTGTACCGTTTTCCTGCGTTTTTGTGATCGTAAAGGTAAAACTCTTTTTGCCAGTCGTATCGTCCATCAGATCGACGGAAACGCCCGTTATTTCCACAACGCTCTTTCCGTCTTTCGTTGAGACATGCAGCTGTGGAAAATCAATATCCGTAGGCAAATTTTGATTAAGCGGAACGTCTTTCCCATCATATTCTTTGCTTGGTACCTCCGGCGTCGGTATCGGTGTTTCGGGTTCTTCAGGTTCATCCGGCACCTCATCCACAGAATCATATTGTGTGAGTTTGTAAGTGAAAATGAGACTGTTCAATTTGGTGGCGTAATTTGGATCAGAAGCATATTCAGCTTCTACAAGAGCAGCTGTCGCCTTCTTATAATCTTTTTCCCCCACCACGGCTTTATAATGGTCTGGGTCCCAGCTCGTTCCGTTTATGTACAGCTTGGCTAAATCCTGAATCGATTCATACCGAGACGGATACTTTCGGAAGCGAGCTTGCACTTTGGTTGCATTTCCGCTCTTATCATATTCAGTCGTCCACATGAGAACATATTGACCGTTATAAGTACCCTTGATGCCGAATAGGTTTTTCGCTTTTTGGGCCAGCTCACTTGTACCCCATCCGCTCTCTAAACAGGCTTGAGCAATAATGAGAGACGCGAGAATATCATATTTTTTATAGACTCTTTGGGCGTCCGGTGCAATTTCTTTTATAAAATCTGTATTTGCCATATTGCATGCTCCTTACGCGTAGTAGAAACGGGTATCGAATATGATCTCAAAATCACTGGTATTCTGGATTTCAAACTCATTCATTCCTATATCGAGTCCCGGGAGCCTGCCGGATGTTTTGATAGGCGTTTTATTGATCACCGTGTATTGCTTAATAAAAGAAACGCGCTGTGATTTTTTTAATTCCTGTTCAATTTTCAGTTTCTCACCATTTGTATGGTTGATGATCGTCACATTTTTTCCGGCTGCCCATAAGGTCACATTGTAGTCATGCTCAAGAGGATTGATATAGGCATCACCGGTGTTATAAACCTGAAACCTCTTTCGATTTTTGAACCTGTATTCCAGATCGTCACGCATGTGAATATTCATTCCCGGACTCCAATGTTCTCCATCAAAATTCTGCTTTGTCAAAGAAGTGAATTTGGATTCTGCCAGTCCAGTGATGTTGTTAAATTCAACTGTGAACGTTACAAAGTTTTTCTCCTTTTCTTTTGGAATACTAAATTTCCCATCACAAGTTACACGAAAACGGAGATTCGGCAATAAATCGGTCGAGATATAATAGGGAAACGGCTTGACTAAAAGCGCGTAAAGTTCCCGCCTAAATTGATAAAAGTTTTCAGCGATGACTGAATTCAAATAAAATTCAACGGTTATTTTTCGTTCTGTATATGTGACATCCCGAGGATGCTGCGGAAGGATAACTCCGTTTATTCTGGGTATGCTAACCGCTTCACGATCAATCCCAGGTGCTTCAGGTGTGAAGCTTAAAGGTTCAAAAAAAGGAAGCAGGCTTTTTAAACTCTGCTCCCCAAGTCCATTATCGTAATCTAGGAATAATTTCACTATCTCACCCCGTTTATGAATGAAGTTCGATTAAACCGATCACCGGCTGATTGGTCAATTTTCCTGCCATCAAGATATGTGTTGCTGTCTTTTAGTAAAAGCTGCTGCAAGAGCTGCACATTTTTATTTAGAAAATCAATCTGCTTTGCCATCATACTGATTTGTTTTTCTTGATTCTTTACAACACGGCTGATGTCTACAGAAAGATCATTAGGGGGTGGCAGCTCCTTTTCAGGCTTTGCCGAAACTTTTTGAAGCAGGAGAAGTGCTTTTGAAATCATCCCATCCTGCAAATCCGGAAGTACGCCAAGCTTGCTACCGATACGAGCCCATAGTCCAATATTACGCTCCCTGTATGAAGGGTCTTCCGTGATCGTTGTTTCATCATACCCTCGTTCATTTAAAATGGCCCATTTTGAACCGCCTTGACCAGGTGAGATACCGCCTTTTGCATAACCAACATAGCCGCCACCCCGGGCCATTGATTTTAAACCTGGATGATTGCTAATGTCGCCATATCTGCGCTTGATATAGTTAATTGCAGCCAACGTATTATCTATTGGATTCAAAATGTTATTATGTCCAGGAAACTTGTTGGCGTTAAAAGTACCCGGGATCGTCTGCATTAACCCCTGTGAGGGATGGCCTGCTTTCGCATTGGAATCCCATAAGTTGATAGCATTTGGATTTCCGCCGCTTTCCTTCATGGCGATGGTCACAAGCCCTGGAATCCATGAAAGAGGCACCCCCGCAATACCAACAGCCTCTGTAACCCATTGGTTTACGGCTTTCGTTCCGCCAGTCCCTTTAAATGTGGACGGCTCTGGCATGACTCCTTTCAAAAATTGAGCTGCACCATTTTTTAAAGTCTTGAGTATGCCGGTACCAAACGAATCAATGCCTTTTCCCGATTTATACGGGATCAGCCCACTAAACAGTTTTTTAATTAATTTTCCTGGGCCGTTGATTATCAAATCCATAGCGCTTGAACTAACATCCCCGACTTTATCAACGACACCTTTTCCGAACGAAATAGCTCCGTTGACCATTTTCTTAGAGCCTTCAGCGGCTTTTTTAAAAAAGTCTCCGACACCGCCGGCATATCCAGGAAGACCTGAAGCCGCTAACTCTTTTGATTGATCATGGGGGAGCACAGATGTACCACGCGGCAGATCCCAAACTTGCGGGCCGCCCATCCCGACAACATACGTTCCGATGCCTGGTGTATGGGCCAGTTCCCATCCTTCTTCACCAACAAGCGCTTTTCCTCCAGGGTGAAAGTCTGTACCTTTCGCATATGCAGCTCCTGGCGCCATTTGCATTTTTTCAGACCGGCCATTGTAACCTTTAGGCTTCCACTCTGGAATGGTTGGGATATGCATAAATTCAAGAACCGTGTTAATTCCACCGGTAATCTTATTAACAACACCAGCTAAATCGAGAACAAAAATATCCCATTTTCCAAGGACTTCGCCTGTCTCAAAATCAACTTGATCAAGATGTCCATAAGCTTGAAGCTTTGCCTCCTTGACTACACCTTGATGCGTCTTTTCTGCTTGTTTGATTGTTTTTTTGGCTTGGCTTTTTGCTTTTCCAACAGTGTCATCGTGCTCTTCCTTTGAAATTGTGCCTTTTACATAATACTGATCATCAGCAGCAGCAATAACGGAATCGCGTTGCTTTTCGGCTGCTTTTATTGTTTTTTCTTTTGCTTTATTACTATTTTTCACAACAGCAGCAGCCTGTTTAGCAGATAAGTTAGAGGATTCTTCCTTCAGCTTCCTTGAAATTTTAATTTGCTCGTCCTTGCTTCGAGTAAGAGCCGTCTCCATTTGAGCCAACATTTTCCCCTGTATCTCTGCTATTTCTCTGTTTTCCTTCGCTGTTGTTTTTCGATTTTCTTCAGCCGCGGTTCTGTAAATTTCATTTACCCGATCCACATAACCTTGTATTTCCTTCTGTTTCTTATCATTTCCACTTTTGATTTTATTGAGGATTTTAGCTGCTTCTTTATCTGAGGTTTTATCATTTGAAGCATAAAAATCCTGTAACACTTTGGTGGCTGAATCGGCACTTGTTTGAAATCCCTTTTTCAACGAGTCTCCCATTTCAGTGAACTGTTTTGTCACATCATTAGCAATATCCTTGGTGATCTTTGTATTTGTCGCTCGAAGGGTATTGAGCTTTGCCGTAACTTTGATATTCATATCTTCATAAGCATTCACAGCTTTTGCCGTTGACTTCGATACGCCCTCACCAAAGTCAATAGTCGATGGAAGAACCCTTTTCTTCAGATAGTCATAATACTTTGTACCGGCTTCCGTTAAAAGTGTCACTCCTGTCACGGCAAGACCAACAGGACCACCTAACAAGCTCAATCCGCCACGTAAAAGGCCGACGACTCCTGCTCCTTTTTTGAGAATGTTGAATAGACCAAAACCGCTTTTTGCTAATTTCATAAAGCCGCCAGCGCCTTTAATTGCATTGGCTCCAACCTTTAAAATATTCCCACCGAATTTTAAGAGCTCAGGAGCAAATGAAAGAATTAGCCCGGCAATTGAACCAACTGGCCCACCAAACAATCCAAGACCAACGCCGGCAACACGTGAAGCACCGCCTAGACCTCGCATGGCTTTAGCACTTCTGCTGGATGATTGTTCAAGCCTCCCGACTCTGGTTGTTGCCAGATTGGCTGACTGATGAAAACGCCCCATTCGTGTGGATGCTGCCGCCGCTGCCGCAGATGTTGTTGTCATTCCTGCAGCCGCTGTCCTGGAAGCTGCGCACGCTGCAATGGCTTCCGTAGAATAAACGCCAAGACTGACCGATGCTTGATTTACATTCCGCGTTAAATATCCGCCCGCGGTCCGAAGCATATTCCAGCCTGCTGCTACTTTTGGCAAAGAGCCCAGCAACAGTAAGAACGCGCCGCCTAAGAGGGAAAATACAGTGATTGCACCGCCAGTAATCGCAATGGTACTCGCCACAGAAGGGGGCAATGAATCAAACCAGGTTACAAGCTTTGTTAGTCCGTCAGCTGTAGCCCGGATAACAGGCAAGAACTGATTTCCAAAAGTGATAACAGCATTGTTTGTAGCAGATTTTAGATACTCAATAGAGCCAGCCAGGTTGTCCATTTGCTTTTTGGCTACTCTTTCAGCTGTGCCGCCGCTTCCCTCAACTTCTTTTGTGAATTCTTGAAGCTTATCTTTCCCGGCGTGCATTAAGGTAATAAACCCAGAAAGCGCATGTTGCCCCGCCAGCTGTTTGGCAATACGAATTTGCTCAGTTTCGGTATAATCTTTTGTTTTTTCATTGATTTGTCCGATAATATCAGCAAGCGGACGCATTCTACCGGTTGAATCTGTAACTTTTAGACCCAACTCTTCAATCGCTGATGCAGCTGGTTTTGGTGGTGCAGAGAGTCGCGTCAAGGTAGACCTTAAAGCCGTTCCTGCCATATCGGCTTTAATCCCGCTGTTTGCCATGATACCGGTTGCCGCCGCCAATTCCTCCATACTGACTCCCGCTGTTTTTGCGGCCGGCGCTGCATATTTCATTGTTTGCCCGATTTCTTGCAGGGTGGCGTTTGAATTCGTAAAAGTATATGTCATTGCATCCGCAACACGGTTTGTATCTTCAGCCTTGATATGAAATTCAGTCAAAATGTCAGAAACGATATCGGCCGTAACTCCAAGGTCTGTTTGACCAGCTGCGGCAGTCGCGAGAAGGCCAGGCATAGCCCCGATAATTTGATTTGTTTTATATCCGGCCATCGCAAGGTACTGCATACCTTCTGCCACTTGCCCATCTGTATATTGAGTTGTTGCACCCAAATGACGGGCTGTTTTTGTAAGCTCACCCATTTGATCATTTGTTGCATTTGCCAAAGCACTTACGCGGCTCATCGCTTTCTCAAAATCAGCTGCGGCTTTAACAGACATGCCGATTCCCAAAGTTCCTGCTGCACCGATAGCAGAAAGAGCCTTTCCGGCGGTTGTAGCTGATTGATACACCGCGTTTAGCTCTTTAGATACTTCTCCTGAATTGCGTTTAAACACAGAAAAAACACCCGCTGCCCGCCGGGTGCTGTTTGTGGTATTTTCAAATAGTTTTGTTACTCGTTGCAGTTCATTTCCAAGGTTTTGATGAACGGCAATGGCATCATTTAGCCGTCGTCCTTGTATCTGCGTTTCTCGGTTGTCCAGCCCTTTTTCTCTGACTAACTTATTGTATTTTGTCCGATGCTCATCAACTAAACGGCCTTGTATGCGGTATTTGTTATTAAGTCCTTCTACTTGCGATTGAAGAAACTTAGACTGATTGCCCGCAGCTTTATAAACAGCGCCGGATGCTTTCATTTCCGAATTCGCTAAACGCATTTGCCGCTTTAAACCTTCAATTCCACGATTAAAGCCGGTATCATCAAGGCCTACTTTAACAATCATATTTCCGATAGGTTGCGCCATATGTATCCACCCCGCTTCCCTGGCATAAACTCAACGAAAAAAGACCGGTGATAAAACCAGTCTTAGAAAAACACTTGATCAATTGGAACAACTTTTGGTTTATTTTCATGAGCCAAAACTTCTAAGTAATGGTAAATATCCATCTCGTCAATTTCAGTCATGGTCCATCCCTGTTTTAAAAGGGCCGCATATATATCATTGAGCTGTTCTATTCCTTTTTCTGCCGAAAGGCCTCCGCTTCCGCTACCGATAAAAAATCTTCTTCCTCCTTAACTTCCTCATAACCCATAATCTCGCCCATGATTCGCCTTACTTCGTTTGAAACTTCAAAGGACTGTAGGCCTTCTTGAAATTCCTCTAAAGTAAATTGATTATGGAATACACGCACAATGAATTTCATACGATCTTCAAGGCTTTTAAGCACTGCCTTAATACTGTTGGTATTTTTAGCAGCTGCCTCATCTAGCTCCAGAGCTTCGTACAAAGTTTTTGTATTTGTGCGAGGTGCAATAAACGTTTTATATTTTTCTTCTTTTTCAAACCACAATTTAACCGATATTTGTTTTTGAGCCATGTTGACTCCTCCTTTATTTTTCTAGATTTAAATAGGAAGCACGGAGCTTCCCTTTATACCGTCTTTCCAATGTCTACGCTGGATTTATTATCAGAGCCTGAGTCCGGATTTTTATAAGCATCGCCAAACACTTTTTCATAAAACTTGTCCAGACTAAAATTTGGTGCATCCTCATCAGCCAATACTTTATAGATGTCATCCTGTTCTCGCTCCATAAATTCAGCAGAAAGTTTGACTGTTTGGAAGTCTGTCTTTTCTTCTTTTGTTTTCCATTCATCATCCGGAAGAGAAAAACGCCCTTTCACTAAGCCTACATGGCGATTCTTGCCGTTCGCTTTTGGCCCATAGAAAGACATAGCAACCCATGGCGCGATAACATTCTTTTTGAACATATAGATCCCGTCTGTTTCTTCTATCCCAAACAATTCCTCCAAAATTTCCATTGGCAGATCCCGCATTTCAAGCTCCAATTTTGTGGAACCAGTCGTGACAGCCATATCCACCAGTTTGTTGTCTGCATACTGCTTTTCTGTTGATGTTTCCGTATTGACCTTCGCGTTAATTGCGTAAGGGTAATCAATAATTTTTGTAGCTACATAAAAGCCATTTTCCTTTTTTAAAGGCGCAAATTTAACGCCTTCCAATCCGGTAACTGAACTGTATTCAGGCATTCTTAAACCTCCAATTATATTAAAATATTGGCCTCAAACCGGTAACCTTTCCGGATCAGCCCTTCATCTTTTAAAAAGCCATTGATTAAAACCGATGTTTGAAAACCCAATCGATTCATGACCCCGACTACGGCAGCCAAAATTTGATCGCAGGAAGAATCGTTATACACATCGATTTGATAAACAGCGCTATCCTTGATCGGCTTTCCGTCAGCCCACTTGGTAGTTCTGTAGTCCAATTCCTGTACGACGATATAAGGCGGTTTGCTTTTGATCCCAATTGGTACCGCAAGTTCAAAAATGTTTGCAGGATCAGCCAATAATAAAAGCGCCGGATCAGTTTCCAGCGCTTCAAATACTCTGTTTTTTAGTTGTAATGCTCTCTCTGCCACATTCATAGCTTGTACCCTTTCCTGATAACGGCTACCATCGCTTCAAGCATTCGATCATTTGCATTTTTCATACTCTGCTGAATAAACGGGTTAGCCGGTTGATATATCGTCCCGAATTCCGGTAAGTGGACGCGATATTTTGTATCTTTTGTAGGGCCGACTACTGCATATATCTCACCATCAGGGTCCTTTCTCGTACGATTACCGACTATGATATCTTCATCAATGTGAGGATGGCTCCCCCCAATATTGGAACGGGGAGCATTCTTGTTAATTTCCTTCGCAAGAATCGCGCCGCCGGCTTTCACAGTGGCTTTATTTATTTTTTCGTCCTTTCTTGCAAGTGCAGATAAGTATGAATCTAATTCTTTAAAGCCCTGCATTTCCATTTCAATTTTCATTATTCCACCGCCTTTGCCCTAATTGTGGTGAAATTTTTTCGGGAATAGTTTGGAAGAATTGATTCGATCTCATATGATTGGTTCTGAAACAGAATCCGCATATGTTTATCGATATCCTCTCGGTGTCGGATCGTAAATTTTACTGTATGTTCTTTTTGTACAGCCGCCGCTGCATAGTATTCCCGGCCTTTTAATCCTTCAGCTTTTGCCCAGCATTCAACGATAGTTTCATATTCACCTTCCACAGGGAGACGGCCGCCTTCTTTTTTCTTTTGAAACTTGATTCGATATCGCATGTCATTCAGCATCGGCATCAGTCTCCGGAACTGTGTATTTTAATTGATTGATCAACGTTGTTAAAACTCCATCAAGGTTTGAAGTTGTGCCAGCTATTTCACGGTTTTCATACCAGTGAGTTACAAAAGCCTTTACACACAGGTCCGCGCGAGCTGAATTATTAGGGAATTTCAGGCCAGTTGCGGTCGTAATGTATTCTTTTGCAGAAGCGATAAACCCAAGAATTAAATCATCCTCCAGATCACCATCGACCCGGAGGAATTTTTTTGCTTCTTCAAGCTCTTTTTGCTCAATTTCAGTCATAGGGCATCACCTATCTTTCGTTAGCTAGATGTTCCGCCTTTTAATTCATCAATTTGCTTTTGTAGGTCTTCAAAAATGGCCTTTACTTCGCTGTTTAAGTTGTCCATCATGATGCTACCAGTTCCTACGTTGTTGCTTCTTACTACCTTTTCACCAAGCATTTCATGGGTAATGCTTTTTTCTTCAATGACAGCAGGATCGCCTTTGTCACCTTTTGGACCCTGGGGTCCTGGTTCTCCTTGTGGCCCAGTATCTCCCTTGTCCCCTTTTGGCCCTTTCGGACCCTGCGGACCAGGTTCCCCTTGCATTCCTTTGATGTATAAAGGATTATCTTCACTGTTGCCTTTCAAATAAACCGGCGTTACCGGTTTTCCCGTGCCATCGTCCTCTGCGGAAGTATAAACACCATTGCTTTGGTTTAAAAATTGATCTGCCATTGTTCCTCATCCTTTGCTTTTATTATTTTCCAACGTCAACTGATTTTTCTTCTGTGTCGCCAGTGCTTGGAGCTTCATTGTCAGGAACTGCATCTTTAATTGATGAAAACTCCGCGTAAACCACCGCATCTGTATCCCAAAGAACTACATCCTCACGCTCAATAATTCGCACATCTGTTGAATTGCGATAAAATGCTTTTCCACCGACATTAGTTGTTAAAATAGAATACTGCTGGCGGTCAAACAGTTTAACGGCTTCTTTAAGGTCTCCAATGATTAACGGATGTTTTGGTGTTTTTGTGCCGCTGCTCGGCAAATATTTATCAGAAATCACAGAAACCGGTTTTCCAAACAGCAACTTTTTCGTAGGGTCTGTAGGATTCGGCTGAAGTAGATAGCGGCCGAACGCGTCTTTCAGTTTATCCAACATATTAAAGCCGGATTGGTTTGTGACAACTTTAGTTGTCGCATTAATAGCTGGATCGAGTTTGACATTAAGAATGTCTTTAATGTCGTCCTGTTTTGAAACCGTAGTTTTTGTAAGGGTCCCCAATTGATTAAGGATCAACGTATTACGGGTTACGGCTGATTTTTTCGCCAACCAAGTCGCTAGATACTGTAAGAGCGCTTCCTGTGTATCTGCAAGCAAATCGTTTGAAAGAACCAAAATCCCGGCATAGTCTTTGATGTTATATTTAATGTTTTCAAATTTAGGGTTCTCTAACTCTTCAATATTTTCTAATTCCTCAAGATTTGCCAACGGGGTGATATCTGATAATTTTTCAAGAACCCGTGAACCTTTGTTTGTTGATACCGGAATGACATCGACGAGATTTGCCAGTGTGTCAAATTGGCGTCGTTTTTCATTAATTTTCGTGGAGATATCCTGCGGTACAATAAGCCCGCCGTCCTCATCCACACCTTCTTTCATCGCGGCAAGAGGCTGCGGTACTTTGCCTGTTCTAAGGGCGTGAGCAAAAAGTTGAACATGATTCTTCACTTCTGTTTTAGTGATATCATCCGTAGGCTGTTGCGGTGTTTTTGTCTCTGGATCATGCTGCGGCTCTTCTTGTGCATATGAAACCTGCATGTTTCGTAAATCCTCATATGTTTGAATTTGATCTTTAATTTGTTGAGCCTCTGCAAGTAGTTTTTTGGCTTCATCAAGTTTGCCATCATCGGTCAATGCTTCAATGTCTGTACGTTTTTCCGCCAAGGCTTGGCGCAACTCCCGTTCTTTTTTAGACATTCCGCCACCGGCGAAAAATTGAATATCGAGTTTCAAAGGTCTTTTCTGCTTCAATAGGCTTTTTTGTTTCAATAACTTTTTCAAATGCTTGTCCTCCTTAAAAATGGCATAAAAAAAGAACCCTTAAAGATTTAAGAGTTCAAGTTTCATATTGATCTTTTGTTTTAATAATTCATCCGGTTTAGTTTCTTCAGCCGGACTTCCAGCAGCGGATTGAGCAACAATTTTGCCTGGAACATGTTTAAAATGTGCCAGTACCTGATGATCAATGCAGGCTGCTACATCCTTTGATTCTGAAACCATATCGATCAAGCCATAATTTAAAGCTTCATCGGCGGTGAGCCAGGTTTCCTCATCCAGAAGCTGGCGTAAAGTCCCGTCGTCCAGTTTGTCTCCTGCTTTCGCAAGATATGTGGAAACGATACTTTCAGTAATTTTGTCCAGATCATCGGCAGCCTTCCGGAATTCCGCGGCATTCCCGACCATCCCCATGTATGGGTTGTGAATCATCATCATGGCGTTACTTGGCATGGTAATTTTATCGCCGGCCATTGCAATGACAGAAGCAATACTTCCAGCCAGTGCATCCACATAGACATTGATTTTTGCCTTGTGACGCTGAAGCATCGAATGAATAGCCTGCCCCTCAAAAACATCCCCACCAGGCGAATTGATGTACAAATCAATAAAGCTCACATCACCTAAACTTTTCAATTCAGACTGAAAGGCTTTAGATGAACTTTCACTGAACCAGCCTTCGCCAGTTATCGAACCGTAAAGCGTGATTTCAGCGGACGAATCATCCAGAACCTTCATGTTCCAATACTTGTTTTTCTTCTTCTGTTCCGTTGCCATCACCCCCTTTCACGCGATTTGAAGACCGTTTGACCTTGCTAAGTTGATACTCTTTCATAATTGAAAGGGGAACAAGGTTTAAGTTTCCATAATGCTCATCGCCGATCTCCCCGATACCTGTCATGTCCTCTTTTTGAAGAATAGTATTGACGCTAAAGGCGCCTACGCTTTGCATCGTTTTATAAAATTCAGCACGTGATTTACTATCCCCGCGAAGCTCTGATTCCAGGTTAAATTTAAAGTAATAACCAGCTCCCCGCTGCTTCTCTGTCAAAACCTTATCGTTTAACTCTTGTTCAATATTTGTGACGATTGGCTGTAAAGTGGTTTTGACATAATCTAAGGATTGTTGCTCAATATTTGAAAATGTTGCCCGGTCCAGCTCACCTATTTTATGCGGAGGCACCTTGTAAATCGATGCAATCTGCTGACGATTCCACTTCATTGACTCTATAAATTGAGCATCCTTCATAGGCATTGTTACTTGTGAATAATCGAGGCCGGCGTCTAAAACTGCAATAGACTGCCCCGCATTCACCCGCTCCCAGTCTTCCCTAAGAATTTGTTTGCTTTTTCGGTCTAAAAGGGTCGGCGCTTTTACAACGCCAAATGGCGCGCCCCCATTCTTGTAAAATTTCGCGTTAAATTTTGTGGCAGCTCTATTTGATCCGATATTGTCCCGAATAACTGAAATCGGGGTTTGACCTACAATTCCGTCAAGAGATAGGTTTTTAAAATGCAGTACCTCTTCGTAAAAAAATTCACGGTACTTGCCGTCAAGTGTGGTTGAATACCATACCCGGCCGTTATTTGGATCAATATTCGTATTTGTCGCTTCAGGGTCTAATGGTCTGATACCAGCCACATTCCCGTCTTTATCAAAAAGCAAAAGATTATAGCTGTTTCCCCAAGTACACAGTCTCGTAACCAACAGCCGTTTCCACACAAAGCTTGTCATGAAGTCATTGACTTTGTTCAGAATAATGTCGCTTACTTCATTTTGAATCTGTTGTATGTTTCCGTTTTGATTCTGAAAAAGTTTAATCGGCAGTTTCGCAATATCATCAGCTAAAACAATCACGCAAGCATATACATCCGGATGCAAAACGGCCGTTTTTGTTGATACTCTTTCACCAGATGAACTCTCTGTCCCGGCAAAAATATTTCTAAACCAATTAGCCGGATGGAGAAGGGAACCGCTATCCTCTTCAGCAATTTCATTTTTTATTCCGCTCTTTAAACGGCTTAATAGCATCTATTTCCCTCCCTCATCCTTATTTTTTTGACGAACAAATCCTGCCAAGCTGGCAAGAGAAAATAAAAAAACACCGGTTGCAATTAAACCCGCGTTTACGTTCATCCGATATATGGCTATTGAAATGAATACCATGCCTGCGATGAGCAAGATATCCTCTAAAATCAACTGCAAGAATCTTAAAAACTTCAGCATTCCCACCCCCTACAGGCTGAACGATCCGGATTGTATATAAGCGTTTAAGTCAACGGCCGTATCAATTTGAGATGCCCGCACGTGTGCATTGATAAGCGCAGCCGCCGGGTCAATCCGTTGTGTTGACTTTGACTTGTCCAGCATTATGTTTTCTTGGGCATCTACTTTTGTAACGGCATTCCCCATGGCCCATGTCAGCAGATCATTTTTATTGTGAATGATCTTTTTCGCTTTTACTTTTTCACGGAAGTCTTTCGTTGGTTCAGATAATGTGGCAACACCCTGCCGAATTTCAATCATGACATATCCGTCCGCCTCCATCTGTTGGGCAAATTGAGTAGCATTATACGGATCGTAACCAATTTCTTTGATTCGCCACCCTTTCTCTTTCTCCATTTTTTTAATGTAGGTTCTGATATAGTCATAATCGACAACAGCGCCATCGGTGACGGTTAACCAATTCTTTTTCCTCCACAAATCATAAGGTACATTATCTGTCTTCATGCGCTCATAAAATGTATCTTCTGGCATAAAACCGTGACTCTCTACAGCAAAGCTCCCGTTATCCAACGGAAAAATAAAGGATACAGCTGTCAGGTCAATTCGTTTTGATAAGTCAATCCCAACATAACACTCGCGGCCGGTTAGATTAGGGAATTGATCAGATCCGCAATCTTTCCAAGCCTGCATATCCATATAGCCGTTTTCGCGCATATTGACCCAGATATTCATATTTTTAGTGAGGAAATTACGCATTTTTTCAGGAACCGCGAGAGCTACTTCAAGCTCGCCGCGCAAATACTCTAACCCGTGTTCATTAGCAGCCACAATAGGGTTTGCTTTTATCCAGTTACGCTCATCCTTGATGTCATCGCCCTTATCCAGTTCATTGATCATCACAAAATACTGTTCATTGGTTTCTACTTTGTTTGGGTCTAAAATCCGAGAGACGTAATCATATTCCACCCGGTAAGCTGGATTGTTTAACTCAAAGCCTGCAGTCGTGATAATAATCATCAATGGCTGGTTTCTTGCTCCCATCCCAGAAGCAAGGACGTCATAAACTTCAGATGTTTTATGCGCATGGTACTCATCAATGATGCCGCATTGGGGCGAAAAGCCGTCCCCTGTTTTACCGGCATCCTTAGATAAAGCTTTGATAATTGAATTTGTTTTTGGGTGCTCAATGGTACTGTATGCAATCCTGTATTTTTGCTCCGGTTTGTTTAAAAGTTCGCACCCTTCTATCTGGGCTTTTATCTCCTTCCAACATATTTGAGCCTGTTCAGTTTTTGTGGCTCCAATGTATACCTCTGACATGTTTTCACCGCTTGCCATAGCCTCATATGAAGCGACACAGGCCAAACTCTGAGTTTTTGCATTTTTACGGCCAACCTGCCAATACACTTTTCTGAAACGGCGGAATCCCGTATCTTTGTGAACCCATCCGTAAACATTTCCAAAAATAAAAATCTGTATAGGTTCAGGAACGATATTTTGTCCTTGTAACGGCCCCTTGGTATGTTTAAATTGAGTCATCCAAAATAGAAAACGCCGAGCCCTCTCGTCATCGAATACGTAGGGAAATTCTCTTGTCCCTTCTCTTTTGATGTCTTTTAAGAATCGTTCACAAGCCCAAATATGCTTTTGACACGCAACAATCTCGCCCGATACCACATCGCGCGAGTAGTCAATCATAAACTGTTTAATTGTATTCATACATTATTGAACTCCTTTTCCGCTGCTGTTTTTTCGCGTTCTTCTTGGGTCTTGGTGATCGCGAGCTTGGCACGTGCAGACGGTGTGAGTCCGAAATCATTAGCAGCCGATTTCATTTGATCATAGAAGTTTTTCTGCCGTTTCAGGAGGGGATGTTCTTCTCCAATCAACTTGACCGGCTCCCCGTTTTCACCTTGACCCTCTGTATGAATCATGATGCCGTCTTGTTCAATAATTTTGGTAATAGAGATGTACTGAGAATAGGCGTTACAATAGGCGGCTAACATGCTGATATCCGCCTCCGTCATAATTTCCACCTCAGATAATAAAGCAGCAATCCGCTTAAATTCTTTTTTAGCCACCTTATCCAGCCAGGTAGGCGGTTTGATATTTTCAGAGCGCATTTTCAACTTTTTTTCATGTTTGGCCCTGGCTGCAAGCTCTTTCGTATTCTTTTTATTTGGATTGCCCTGTATTAATTGAAGGGCTGCGGATTTTGCAGGTCTCGGCATGTTTTCTCACCTCATTTCTTTAAAAAAATTGCAATTTTGTGCTTGTTTTTTCTCAGTCTCATGCTATGATGAAAGCAACAACAAAACCAGTCATATCAAGCCCTCTCGGCGAATTTGCCGGGAGGGTTCTTTTTGTTTTCGGGAACTTTGAAAAGCGGTGTTTGTTTGCAGAAGAGGGGGCGCCGTTCCCGCGGCGGTTGCTTCCCAAGGATTTTCATAGGGGGGTACCCCTACTTAATCGGCTTGTTCCGATCGCCGTGAACCTTGTTATGGCAGGCATTGCAGAGGCTTTCGAGATTCGAAAGGTCTAAACGCTTGGACCAGTCCTGCTTTACCTCCACAATATGATGAACCATGTCAGCAGGCGTGAAACGGTGTTCTCTCAAGCATCGCTGACAAAGACGATTGTCTCGAAGCAAAACAAGTTCTCTTGTTCGTTTCCATTCAGTTGATTTATAAAAACTTGTTATTGTTTTGTTTCTTGAATGTTTGTTGTAATGTTTCGTTTCCTCCTGCTTGACGTGCTTATGGTCAGGGCAGTAGCCTTCTCGGGTAAGAGCCTTGCATCCATGGGCCTTACACTCCCTTAATGGTTTAGGCGGCATTATAATCCTCCTTCAGTGTCAAACACTTATTGGTTCAGCTCTTCATTTGCTTGCTCGACTAAAGGCTGCATAAGTAGGCCTATACGCTCTTTTAAGTTGAAATACTCTGTCAAAAGACGCTCGGCTTTCTTTAGCCTCTTGGCTTTCGCATATTGGTTCTTTACACCTCTAATACGCTTTTGTAGGACTCTAATTTGTGGGGTGGTCACGGAGAACACTGCCCTGCGCTGGCAGGCGGGGCATTGAATATACCCAATTTCAACGCCATTCTCCCTTTTTTCCTCCCGCAATAAAGCCCCGTGAACGTCTCCGCAATGCTTACATTTTGATTCCATCTATACCATCTCCCTAATGAGGTTTGGGTCATTATTGGTGATCTGAACACTCTTTTGTATCTATATAAAAAAGGGACCTCTTAATAAAGAGGACCCCTTAGCTGGTCTAGCAATCGAGTTTGTTTTGAAACCAATTGATAATGAAATTCTTTATATAACTGAATTAACTCATTTTTAAACCTACTTTCAAGGTCGGAAATACTTTTTTCCAAATTACCTAATCTCTTTTCATGTTCAGCTGTTGGTTCATTATTATTAATTGCATTTTCTAAATCTGGATATTCAAATTTAGCATAATCAAAAACTAAATCTTCTGCTTCACGAGAATACCATTCAATATTTTGAAGTTTCTCCTTAAAATCTAAAAAAATCTTAAAGGCTTCCCCATCAACAAAAATTAGTTTATTTTTATAACCATCTAAATTCTCTCTCATAAGAGGATTATATAATGATCCTACTATTAGTCTTACTTCTCCATCTTTTTTTCCAATATAAAAAAATGCCCTCCCTTCTTCTCGAATTCTAATCTTCATTATAGGAATCTGTTTCTCATATACTTCTCTAACATTATTTATTACTTCTTCAATAGAAAGAATTTTTTCAGGAAGCTCATTTTTGTAATTTAAATCTTCGTTAGCTTTAATTGTTTTCTTGACCCCATAATATGTTATGCCTCCTCCAATGATTGCGCCGATAAAGGCAATACAGGCAGAATATAATGTTGTATCAATTTTACCAAAAAAAGATTTGATTACGCCTGCAAAAATTAAAAGATCAACTAATATGAGAGAAAACAGTATAAACAAAAAAACAAAGTCCCAATTGAGTTTTGATTTTTTTCTATCCACAATTCCTCACTCCCACCTTATTATCGGTGAAAGAAAAATATAAGAAAACCTTTCGCAAAATTTGTCGAAAGATTTTTATTTATGACTGGATATATTCTTTCTAAACCGGGCCCACACTCAGAGGCTCTCATTGGCCGCCAATCGTTTATTCTGAGATTCACTGGACCCGGTTTACAGAGAACATAAAAAGCACCCTTCATTTGGGTGCTAAAGATGAAGATGCACTGTAAACCATACAGACATTGTTAAATCCCACTAGTTACAACAAGGTTTGCCGCAATGAGTATGAGAGTGTGTAACCGGATCGTAACTAGAATAAGTGTGTGGATATTGATGGACATGCTGGAAGTGCTTATGATGCACACTTGTTATATGCTGCGGATGAATATGCGGCACAATTGTTTTTGAAAAAGTATGAGTTTGACAACAATTAGTCGGGTGTACAATTGGCGGCATCACATTTGGTTTGCAATGAAACATGACTAAGCTCCCCTTTCATTCATTTATCATATTCATTATCAAACTATGATAAACAGTGTATACATGTACCATTACAATCACCCATATTTGTCCGATCACGTACTATCCACAGCCTAAAACCAAAAAAAGTATCCTCAAAATTTTTTTAAGGATACTTAAACTGAAAGGAGAGAAATATATATTTATAATTATGATTTCGATCCATATTTGCAGCTTGTCTATTCGAATTCATTCAAAAAACAAGAAGCATCCTTCAGGATACCTCTTGAAAAAAGGGGTAATTCTCGATGTATTTTATTTTATGCAATAAATCACAAAAAATAAACTTGTCTACTCGCTTAATACCATAATACTCGATCTAAACAAAAACAGAGTGCCAACGTTGTGCCAGAATTGTGCCAAAATCATTTTTCTGTCATACCTCTGATTTGAGATATATTTCATAGCTTCGCGCTCGTGAGTCCATTCTTGGACTGTCCTTTTATCTTAATGGAATAATTCACGAAATTTGTCGAACGATTTCAGACTTCAGAGATTAAATATCTGCCATTCATCCAGGACTTTTGATTTATAATTTTAATAGAATGGAGGTGATTAAATGGCTAATCAACATATTACAAAACATCCAAATGGTTGGCAGGTTAAGGGCGAAGGCAATAAAAAAGCATCATCTGTTCACAAGACTCAAAAAGATGCAATTGCTGCTGGCCGAGAAGTTGCCCGTAATCAAGGTTCTGAATTAATTATCCATGGGGAAGATGGAAAAATAAGAGCTCGAGACAGTTACGGCAATGATCCATTTCCTCCAAAAGGATAAACAATTAGAAAGAGGTATCAGTATTGTATAACTGGTATCCTCTTTTTCGTTATCACTCCCCTTACGCTAAACGCTTATTAAAATAGCGCCTTACACATACTCCGGGAGGAAGCCAAGCATTGTAAGACGGCATGTCCAAAAAACACACTTCTTACAAATCTCCCGATACCAAAGCCGCAAGACTAGCGCGATCCGGCTCAGAATGTTCCTCCCGTTGGCTTCATTCTTCATCGCCTTAATTTGAGTATCCGAATTCACCTTGATAAGGGAATGGTGCGTCTCCCGTTATTTCTTGATAAGTAAATCTTATCGATAAATCAAAAATAAATAGTCTCCTTTTTTGTCTCCCTTTTTGTACCCCAAAATGTTTACTTTTTGTCCAAATAAAAAAGCACTCAGATGATTCCGAGTGCTGTAGCTAGGCGGCAAATCGCCCTCTTTTTCAGTTCATAATAAGTGTTTTTCTTTAAACCCAAATCCATATAAATATGAATATCTTTCACCCTGGCAGCCGTCAGGTATTTCTTTTCGATAATTAAACGTTCTTCATCGTCCAAACTGTTTTGTAAAGCCCGTTCCATCTGCTTGACTTTGAGTTCATTAACGGTAAATGAATCCCGGAGGGAAGGGAAAATGTTAATGCCGGCAGACGAACATTCTTTTTTATTCTCTAATTGGACTTTGAGCGCACGATAATTTTTCAACTCTTTGATGACTATTTTGCGGACTGCCTTTTCGTCCACATCATCGAGAAAAGATAGCTGTTCCTTTGACATCCTTTCCCTCCATTCGTTCATTTTTCTTTTTCCCATTCCTGGATCCGTCTTTCCACAATCTCCATCCAGATGAATGGAGCGGCAAGAATGACGATTCCTATAATTAGATAAATCATAACTCCTCCTTATCGGCGCTCGCCGCCCCCAATAGATCTGGATTTTCGTAGACTGAGCCGATAACCTTTAAATTCCCCAGAAATCCGCAAGGAACATTGTGCTTCCCTCCAGCCAAGTAGATGACGCGCCTTTCCCGCAAATATTCAGGACCGTCTCCACCAAAAGCCTGCACAAGGTTTCTCGTTTCATATTCGACCGCATCACCCGGATAGATCATTTTTCCGTAATCATCCTTCTCTCCGGTTCCCCACATGAGAATATGCCTTTCATCGCCACTGTGCGCGATCACTCCATATCCTTCAAGCCATAAAGACCACCCAAAAACTTTATTCGGCATCATTTCCCCAATAGAAAGGCATAGCCCCTCATCACCGGAATAATACATTTGCTCGCCGTCCCATACGCGATAGTGAAGATGTGTCATTTTTTAGCCTCCAATAGTAGATTAGGATTTTGATAGATATTGCCGATGACTTCGATATTTCGATGTTTGTTGAAATACTCATGCGCGTTCCAATTTCCAAACATGTAGCAGCCATTAAGAAAATGAACCTGTTGCTCAATTAGAATAATTTCATCGTCCCTCTGGGAACGGTGCGAACCTTGGACTATATCCCCTTCATAAATCTCCCGCATGTTTTTGTCCTTCAATCCGGTGTATTCATATCGGCCAATTAGTTCACAGTCTATAAATCTTGGTGAATCAAAGTCATAAGCAACCTCGTTACCCGTTTCTATGTCGTTTAAATTGTGAATTCTTTCGAAAATCTCTCCTGTCACCCGATCCCTTAACGCGTATCGAAATTTAATCTCTCTCATTCCGTCGCCTCCCATCATTTCACCCTTTGAAGTCTACTCACATCATCAATATTCATTTGATAGTCGGCCTCCCGGACGGCGGCGGCGAATGATTCAATCCCTTTTTCCCAAAGGCCGTGACGCTCAATGATTTCCGAAAACTCTTCAACGTCATGCTCGCGGATCCCCCAACTGTCAGGATCTTCTGCGGGCCCGTACATAGTAACCCATTTGCTTGAGTCATTCGGATCCGGTTCCTCCCATTCCGTGCGGGTAAAATGACAAAGCTCATGATCCACCAGGGCGGCGCGCTGCTCTTGGTTCATCGTCTTCCAGGCTTCCTTATTGACGAATACGAAAAGCATGTAATCGGTCATATGACGCTCAAAGGCCGTGCATTTTTTCGCCTTCCCTGCCCATTTGCTGTTACCTTCCCGAATATAAAAACCAATGTGTTCCTTTGCATCTTTTAAATGTGGGTGGTGCTCATCGATTAAACTTCCGGCCAGCTGCCGAACCTCTTGTGATTCTTCAAAACCTACAAATGCCATGATCATTTTCCCCTTTCAATTAATTTCTTTTTGAATATTTCGTCTAATTCAGTCAATGAAAGCTCGTACAGCTGCCGTCCGTCAGGCGTTTTAAAATATCCCATTTTAAGCAGCCGCGCTTTAAGCTCGTCCTTTTTCCTTTCACAATAAAGGGCCTTCATTAAGTCATTCACAACAGGCCCCCCTTTAACAGCTCCCGGGCCATATAATGAAAATGGTGATAGATATAGTTTCCGGTCGCGCTCGGGTTAATAAAAACGGTTGAGAAATTGTAACGGACTTCAAACGTTTTTAAGCTGCCAAGCAAGGACTGCGGCTTATATTGTGAGCGATATTTTCCGTTCAATATTTTTTGGTAGCCTTCCAGATCCTCCACAAGAAGAGTGAAGGGGTGTTTGGATGCACGAATCAATTCATTTTCAAACCGGGAACGGTCCTTAATGGATTGAACCAGCTCATCAACTCCATTTTTCCGTTCGATAGCAGCATTCAAATACATGTCCCGGCTAATCCCGTATTCCTCGTTTCTCGGGATCATGGCGGAATAGTCGCCCGTCTTCATCCCTTTGAATTTGATGGATACGTTCTTTTTGCGGAGATAGTCAAGAACATGCTGGTTCTTCTGCTCCCTCGTATCCACAATAATGATCATGCTGTCGAGAATATTTTTTAATTCTGTATCCGAATAGTTATAGTGAATAATCGTCATGCTTTCTTCCCCTTAAAGTACGACATGGCCCTTTCATAGATTTCTAAAGAGAGCTTGTCCGTTTCTTCATCCTCAAAATTCGAAACGGAGCTGTTCAGATCTCTCCAGCCGTTCTCCCAAAATAGAACGAGCAATCTCGCGGCTTTGGTTGCCGCATCCCACTCATGATTAAACCAGTCGTCTATTTTTGGATTCATTTCTTGATCTATGCCCATAAAATAATTGATGATTTTATCAATGGTCTGTTTGACTTTATGATCCTGCATTGAGTATTCACCTTTTAAATACTGGATGAGCCGTTTTTTATGTGACTGAACAAATTCCACAAGTTCTGGATAGAGGTTCTCCGGATGCTCAATATAAAGGTCATCCCCGTCCAGAACTAAAGGTGATCCCAAAAAGGCAAGGTCATCACAAATTTGTTTTGGATGCATTGGAATCACCACTTTTTAATGCTATACCAAAAACAAAGAGCTTATTTCCAGTTGATTTTCTAAGATCATATTTTAATTGTCTTAATATTTCATAAAACGTTCGAGTACCGATAAATGAGTTTTCATGTAAACCAAAATATTCTCTACATGCAACATAAAGCAATTTGGCTTCAACCTTCCCACCACAAGAACGAATACATTGGTTTTTAATGAAATCCTCAATAGTATCTGCGCGATTCATTTTTTCACCTCTTTTAAAAAGGGGTTACTAAAAGGGTTATCAAATTAAAATTTCAGTAACCCACTCGAAATCCAGTCATATCAATGGATTGAGACGTTTTTTTGATTAAAGGGTTACTGAATTTTTCTATTTCACTATTAAGCTCTATAAATAATAATTAATATATATATATTTATTTTTTTATTTATTTTTTTCAGTAGATGGAACATAGAAAATTCAGTAACCTCAGTAACCCCTAAAAAATGTAAAACACCAATAAATCCTTATATATCAATGGTTAAAGCTTCTTTCTATTGATTGAAGTAACCTTATCTGGGTTACTTTTTGTAGTGATTTCAGTAACCCTTTCAGTAACCCGCCCATCATTATTCTGCAAAAAACTTCCTCCGGCGTACTGATTTAATGTTATTCCATGGATAAATGTCTTGTTTTTTGCCCCTTTTGCTTTTTTAAAACCTCGAATTTCTAATTGACGATAAAAGGCACGGTTTTTTAACTCAACATCATCATTTTCATAACACCAATCTTTGTATTCCTTATAGAGTTCCTTTGCTTCGATTTTTGCAGCCGGATGAGTGACACACTTTTCAGCAAGAAAAGGGGCGAGAATGTCCATGTCCTCCCGGTAGCCTTCTGTCGCCTTTCTGACCGCCTCCGGTTCTCCAAGGCCTTCCTTCTGCCACTTCAAACAGCCTTCAACGGCCCAGCGGAGGATCCCAGGCATTTCCGCGGCCAGTTTCTGAGGCAGCTTCTTGTCTACTTTTTCTTTTGGGATCGTGACAGTAAACGGGATCAGCCGGATCCGGCGCCAAATACCTTCATCGCTGCCTTTAACGATCGGTTTATGGTTTGTGGTAAAGAAGACTTTAAATTCCGGCGTAAACTCAAAATATTCCTGGCGCAGGAAACGCGCTGACATCTTTTCGCCGCCGGTGATCTGCTTCACCAACGATTCAGACAGCTGCTGCCCTTCTTCACTCTCAACAGCCGACACAAACCGGGCGCCGTCCAGCCGGGCAATATCATTGTTTATGGCACTGTCATTTTTCTTCTTTATGAAGGTGTCGCTGTTGGTCTGGCGGCCATAATCACCAAACAGGTGCTGAACGGTATTGATAAAAGTTGATTTACCATTCCGGCCGTTCCCAAATAGAAAGAACATGACTTGTTCCGTGGTATCCCCGGTCAGTGAATAGCCAATTGCCTTTTGCATGAAATCAATAATTTCATAGTTTGGCGCGCCCTGATCGTCTATAAAAATGCTTTCCAAGAAAGCTTTCCAGTTCGGACAGTCTGCATCTGGTTGATACGAGATAGGAGATATTTTCGTGAAAAGCAGATCCCGATCATGCTGCAGAAGTTCTCCTGTTTTCAGATCGATCACACCGTTATCGCAATTAAAAAGATATTTGTGGGAATCCAGTTCCTGCTTCCTCACTGAAACCATTGGCCTTACATCTAAAATTGTGTTCATCCGGATGTTGCGGCGCTCGCACTTCTTCGCCCAATCGTTCAGCTGCTTTTTTCGGAATTTGTCTTCTGTGGCCTTTGCCTCACCGTACAACGCCCGTAATGTCTTGGCGGTGATAGCTTCAATTTTTCGTTTGCTGTCTTCTTCCCATCTCTTCCCGTTCCAGATCAGCCAGTCAAGCTCGTTACAATATCGAATATTCTTTCCGTGGTAGTAGACAATCCGTTCAGCATTGCCGAGCTCCGTCAAATGAAAAACCGGCGGGGTGTCAATGATTTCTTTCGTATCCTCAACTTGAGAATTAACGGGATGCGAAATGTACACTTCATACGGCTGTTCTTGCTGTTCTTGCTGCTCTTCCATCAAATCAGAAATTGTCGTATGGGTAGAATAAACGGCTGCAGCAATGGTCATTTCTCCATATGTTGCGCCGTCGGATGAATGCTGCCGATCCCATTTCTCCCGGTACAAACCCGATTCACGAAACATTGAATCCATTTTTGCGGGATCCTTATCCGTCCAGAATGCCAAATGATTACACAAAGCCATATCTGTGGCCGAGTGATCATCATTTATCAGATGACCGTTAAACAGATCCTGAATGCTCTTCCCGTTCTTGCTGTTGAACATCCTTTCCCATATCTCCTTATTAGAGAGGTTGCTCATATCACGGGATGAAGCAGCAGGCGGGTTGGACGGTTTCGATTCTTCTTTTTTGTCCTTCAAATATTTTTCGAACAGCTCTTTGAGCTCGTCCGTTCGTTCTTCAACGGCCCCGATTCCGAGACTGTTACCGGTAAAGGTAAAATAGCGACCGTGGCGGTATACTTCCAGCCCAAGTTCAGGATTTTTTCTCCCTGTGCCCGGCCCGCGCAATGGGATCTTACCTTTTGTGATGATGTGGACTCCTTTGCCGCTGGGTGAATATTCGGTGTAACTGCTAATGGCCTGAACGATTTCCTCAGCGAACGGGGACAAGACACCGTCCTCCACACAATGATCTATGTCTATGCCGATGAACGGATCATCTTTTGAAAACATGAAGCCGATCCCGTCATAATCTCGATCGTTATAAAATTTCAAAACGGTCGGGAATGTCGACCAGGTTCTTTTATTACTGGATTGAGCCATGCTGCCGTCAATCTGGTACGGCACTTTTGTTTTCTTACCGTCACGTTCTTCGGAACGCCATAAAATCCACTGAGGGGCGTTTTTTAGCTCTTGCGGTATGTTCTTAAATTCGTACATGTGATAACTCCCCTTTAAAAACGAGGGAGCTATACACTCCCTCAAATGTGTTTTTTATGATCAAAACGGTACATCATCGTCACTGATGTTAACTGGAGCTGCTTCCGGTGCTGGCGCCTCAGACGGCTTAAACGCTTTGACTTCCGGATATTTTTTGCCGTTGTGCTCTCGTTCTCCGACAACCAGGCGAACTGGTTTATTCAAGAACGCATTGGCCCATTCGATATGATCTTTAAATTTCATTCCGTTTGGAAAACCTGCGGCCTTTGATGCTTGGTGAAATCTCCACATAGCATTGTTTGTAACCGTGAAGTTATCGTATAGGATTTTTTGCCCCTGACATGGCTGCTCAACGTCAGAACGGATTTCATAGTCTACGACAAGTCGCTTATTTCCGGATGAAGCTGCTGTTTTCTCCTCAAAATTGATAACGGTGGCCTCATATTCTCCTGGTTTAATCGGTTCAAAAGCTTCACCTTTGCTGTGGTCTACTGTAAACATTATTTTTCCTCCTTAGTCTTTAAAGCTTGTAATCTATCAAGTGCGGCGGATGCCAGCTTAATAGTCCATTGATCAAGTTTTTTATTGGCTTTGATCTGAAATTCTTCAACCATCTGCGCGGCTGCTTCGTTGCCGGAAACAATCGCTTTAATTTCCTCAATCAAACGGAGCCGCTCAGCTTCTTCCACTGCCTTCACGTCAATCCCGAGCTCAAGCCATTGGTAAAGCTTGCGGCCGACTTCTGGATTGAGTTTAAAAGAAGAGCCTTCAAACATGCGTGTATTGTCTTTAGATGTTTCCGCCATGTGATCGATACTGATATTGAAATTGAGCATGAATTCATATTCCATTTCATCCTTCTGCACAGGCTTGGTCCCGACTTTGCGCGGTGCCATCTTTCCGTTTTCATCCGGTTCGACTACATACTCCGTTTTTGTTCTCAATGTCGCCAAGATGTGGACATCGTTTTGCGTTAAGGTCTTAATCAATTTGGTTGTTTCAGGCGCAAGCTTGCCCCAATTTTGAAATGAGTTGCCTGACATGCTCCCGTGTTTTTCTACTATCCCGCCTTCCCCTTGCCAGTTGTGGGAAAGCGAATCAATTACGACCACCTCGGCCCCGGCGTTCTTGATAGCCTCCACAGCTAATTGATAACGTTCTGTGGTGTAAGGCGGCGTAAAATCAATATGTTTAAAACTACCGATCCGCACGTCATCAAATTGCAGGTTTGCATATAGTTTGGCGCGGCGGTGCTCAGTATCCACAACACCAATCTTTGACCAGACTTCCTCTTCGCTTGCTTCTGGGTATGCTTCCCGCATCATTCCGTAAGCAACAAGCAGGGCGCCGGCAGTCTTTCCGGATCCACTCGGTCCGATAAAGCCGACAATTGCCTTTTCCTTTTCACGCTGTGCGTTTGTGACTTGAAACATCTATCACACCTCCACTTTGAAGCTTGTGGAGGCAGGTTCTATTTCTACACCCGGCACAGCTTGTCCATTTTCATCAACGACAACCTTTTTGCCGTCCACCTCTTTGATAGACAGAGATTTTTTAAAGTCGCCCCATTTGACATCTTCTTTGATAAATTCAGTGAGCTCGGCCTCTTTGATATGCTTGAGAAGCTGGTCCTTATCGGCTGGTTTAGGTTGTTCTTTAATTGCGCGGCTTTTTGACTTGCCGTAAGGTGTGGAAAGTGTTTTTGCTTTCGGATCCTGCTCGAGCTGCTTTGAGTGATAAACGCTGACCAGGTTTTCAAAGAACTCCAGATTGTCCGCGACAGGTTTTAGCTCCTGGGTTTCCCATTCATCGATGCGCTGCCTTTCGGTTTCCGCCAAAGCCTTGATTTCTTTTTCCTGTGTCTTTAAAGCAGCAATTTTCCGGAACGCCCAATTTAGACTATTCATGTCCGTGATCTCGAACTGTGGACGGCTCTCCTGCTGCAGGCTATTATTTGAAATCTCGTTTAGTTCAAACGCCTGTAAAGGATTCATATATATTTCCTCCTAATTGATTTTGTAATAGACTCCATTTAAAATAAGGTTGTTAAGTATTGTTTTTAGTCGCCTTTGCCGAGGCGGCTTTTTTGTTCATAAGCTGACGGATAAAATGCAACAACTTGAAGTTTCCTGCTAATTTCAGTTACGTACCAAAAGCTATTATCGTAGGAACGCTGATCAATTCTTGTGTTCAATTTTTCAGCTGCCTCCTGCACTTTTTGAAGAGCTTCCTCTTCATTCTTACAGTGATAGTCAATGCCAATCCGCCCGCCATTTTTTAATGCACTTTCAACAAGGTGCAATACTGAGTCAATCTGCTTCGGATCCATTTTCACCCTCTCTTTCTGCATCATTCTCGTCATTCAAATATTCCAGAGGATAACCGTAACGGTTGATCTCTGTGATCAATGGATGCTCGATATTCATTGATACACTCTCCTCACAGTTGAAACATTAATCCCTCTGCTTGCGAGATTGGACACTATTTCACGGAGCTGGACGACTTGTTCTGGATGTTCCATCCGTTGAAGGTCCTTGCAATTTGAAATGATTGTCGCCGCAATTTCTACACATCCTTCAAAATCATGGTCTTCGATAGCGACGGGCAATTCCGAAATAAGATCTCGCGTTGAAATGAACAGCCTTTCCGCTTTTTCGCGATCAGCTTTTAGAAAATGATTTAGGTTCATGCTTGAATATCCTCCATTTCTTTAATTGTTTGGCTATCTCCCTGACTAAGTAGAGTTACATACTGAAAGCAATACTGTTTGATTTTTTTATCAGCAAACATAGCCGCCTTAACTTTTCCTTTAGCAAGTAGCTTGCTTTTGAATTGAGCGAAAAAACAGGCAAGCTCAAGAGCTTTCAAAGCTGTCATGCTTATCACCTCCTTTCAAGCACCTTTTGTTTTTAAGGTTTCTTTTTCCATTGCCTTTTCTTGTTGCTCCTTGGCTAGGATTCTTGGAATGCTTGTACGCATAAAAAATTCAGCCATTCTTCTTTTTGTTGATTCTGATAAAGGTTTCATCTAACCGACCCCTGCTGTTCTTTTGTCTTGTATTTCCGTCATTTTCAACAAATTTAAATCAAGATCAATACAAATAGCTAATGATGTAAGAGTTGAAGCGCCGGGAATATATCTCCCATTTTCAATGTCCGAAATATAACTTCTTGATAAGCCCGTTTGTTCAGCCAATTCAAGCTGTGTTAATTTCTTCTTGCATCTTTGGTTTTTAATCAAAGCCCCTAAAAGTTTTCGATCAAACATTTACTCACCTCCTTTGTTGATAATTGGATTGTATTGCATTCACGTCATTTTGTAAAAATCCAAATTCCTTTAAAACTAAGCATTTTGTAGGAATTTCAAGAAAGATACTTGTATTAACGTCATTTCACTCAATTTTACTCCATATTACTTGTATTTCCGTCATTAAACAACTTGTATCCCCGTCATTCCCAGTCTATAATTTATATATAAACGTCGGTATAACCGACACAGGAAGGAGGCTTTTACTTTGTCAGTAGGCCAAAGATTAAAGTATTGGAGAAAACAAAAAGGATATACACAAGCCCAATTAGCTGAAAAAGCAAACATGTCAAGGTCATATGTTGCAGACGTTGAACGTGATAGATATAACCCAAGTGTTGAAACCCTAAGCTCAATTGCTAAGGCTTTAAACATCCCTGTATCAAATCTTTTAGAAGATAATCAGCGCCTTGTTTCTGAATCTCCAGAAGAATATCGAACATCGGAGAAAGATGAGAAAGACATTGCAAAACGGATGGAGCAAATAAAGAAAGATTTAAAAAATGCAGAGGGACTAAGTTTTTCAGGCGAGCCGATGTCCGATGAAGCTATTGAATCCCTTTTAGAGGCTATGGAATATGCCGTCCGACAAACCCAACGAATTAACAAAAAATACATCCCTAAAAAACATAGAAATAGTGACGATGACTAAACATAGAAACCTTTTTAGGGGGGGCAATTACTGTGTGGATTAAAAGAAAAGTAAATGAACTTGTATGTAAGTATGGCTCAAATAACCCTTACGAACTTGCAGAGATGCTAAAAATACAGGTTATTCATCGAAATTTACATAAAGAGATAATGGGTTTTTATTTTTATGATCGTAGAAACAAATACATTTTTCTTAACTCAAATATGAACGAAATTCAAATGAATTTTGTTTGCGCGCACGAGGTAGGCCATGGAGTATTACATCCTAAAGCAAATACACCCTTTATGCGTGAAAAAACGCTTTTTTCGACTAATAAAATTGAAGCAGAGGCAAATATCTTCGCAGTCGAATTACTTATACCAGACAATTCACTCCATGAATATCGGAACATGAATTATTCTATATACGATATAGCTCGTATTCATGGAGTGCCTCCCGAGCTATGCAGTTTGAAAAAACTGTCCAATAAAGGGGGTGTTGAAAATGTGATCATGAAAAGAAAAATTTTTTAAGCTCGAAACCGAACGTATGTTTCTGGAGAGGTGGTTTTTATGACTGTAGGAATCTATATTAGGGTAAGCACAGAAGAACAAGCAAGAGAAGGATTTTCTATTTCAGCTCAACGAGAAAAACTGAAGGCATACTGCATATCACAAGATTGGCAAGACTATAAGTTTTATGTAGACGAGGGGAAATCAGCCAAAGACACGAATCGGCCTTACTTGAAATTAATGTTAGATCATATCCAACAAGGTTTAATTAATGTTGTTCTTGTTTATCGCCTTGATAGATTGACTCGCTCTGTAAAAGACCTTTATAAACTCCTTGATCTTTTTGATAAGAATAATTGTATCTTTAGATCAGCTACAGAAGTTTATGACACTGGCTCGGCGACCGGTCGTTTGTTTATAACACTTGTTGCTGCAATGGCCCAATGGGAACGTGAAAACCTGGGCGAGAGGGTTACGATGGGTCAAGTGGAAAAAGCTAGACAAGGACAGTATAGCGCCCCAGCTCCTTTTGGATTTAAAAAACAGGATGAAACATTAGTAAAGGACAAAAAACAAGGCTATATCCTAATGGATATGATTGACAAAGTTAAAAAAGGATGGTCCATAAGACAAATAGCTAAATATCTTGATCAATCATATTTGCCTATAAGAGGTTACAAGTGGCACATCGCAACAATATTATCTATTTTACACAACCCCGCTTTATATGGTGCTTTACGTTGGAAAGATGAGCTTAATGAAACAAGCCATGAAGGGTATTTGACAAAAGAAGAATTTGAGGAACTTCAAAATATATTATATTCTCGGCAAAATTTTAGAAAAAGACAGATAGAGTCTGCTCATATTTTTCAAATGAAATTAGTATGCCCTCAATGCGGAAACCGGCTTGGATGTGAGCGAAGTGTCTATTTCCGTAAAAAAGATCAGAAAAATGTAGAGTCGCTCCATTATCGCTGTCAATCATGCGCTTTAAATGAAAGACCAAGCATTTCAGTAAGTGAGAAAAAACTTGAGAAAGCACTACTTCTTTTTATGAAAAATGTGAAGTTTGATCTGGAGCCAGTAGTTAAAGAAGAAAAAAATGAAACAACAGAAATTCAAAACGCTATAGTTAAAATTGAAAGACAGAGAGAAAAATTCCAAAAGGCTTGGGCATCAGACTTGATGACGGATGAAGAATTTACTGCAAGGATGTCCGAAACTAGAAAGGCCCATGAAAATTTCACAAAAAGACTCTCTGAAATTCAACGAGCAACCCCTTTACCTATCGATATCAAAAAGGCTAAAAAATTGGTAAATGAATTTAAAATTAACTGGGCTTATCTGAATACTGAAGAAAAAAGGGAATTTGTTCAATCCTTTATTGAAAAGATTGAATTCACGAAAAAAGATCAAAATCCCCACATTCTTAATGTCTCTTTTTATTAG